GTGGGCTTTATTAATCTCTCGAGCTTTCGCTATACATTTGACTATATTGTGTGGATGATTGGCTAAAAAATTCTTTGTAAATGATGGCGCTCCAGTTTTTTCTGTTCTATCGTAGGGTAATCCTAATTTATCAAACACTTTAGCTATGGATCTTGCGGCCCATATTTGAACGTCTATACCTGTACTTGCTAACACCGAACCTAACATTCTTTTCTCTTCTTCTACTAATGTTCTCTTTTCGATCGCAGCTTGTTCTTGATTTACTCGTACACCTAGAAATCTCATGTCAACTAAAACAGGAAACAATTTAGTTTCCATTTCAAAGATGTCACCTATGTCTTGATGTATTATTTCTTTTTTCATTTCTTGCCACAACTCGAATGTGAGTTGTGCGTCACGCTCTGCGTAAGCACCAACGTACATGGCAGGGAGTTTGTACATCTCTGCTTTAGGATCTACACCCCAAGATTTTGCTGCTTCGTATAATGCTGTTTCATCTTTACCTTTACCAAGATAATCTCTGGATATACCGTTTAAATCATACCGTAATCTATTTTCATTAACTAATGCAGATGCAATCATTGTATCAACAATTTTACCTTTTACATTTATACCGATGGCTCTTAACCAACAAATGTCATACATTGCATTGTGAAATATTTTTGTGGACTCGTGGTTCATTTGGTCCTGTAGCCATTTTAAAACCATTTTACGATCCATA